GCCAAGGAGGCCAAGCTGTGAGCCATCTTGTTAACGCCAACAAAATGGTCGTCAGTAAAACCCCGCGCACAGACCGACAGCCGGTTGTCACCGTGGCGTTCCAGCACTTCGTGAAGGCTGGCTTCGCCCGTCAGCTAGAGAGGCAACTGGCTGGAGCGAACAAGCGCATCAAAGAACTCGAAGCCAAAGTGAACGAGTTGGACGACCTCAAGAAATGGTTGGAGGGACGATGAAATTAACCGAAGGACACAAGAGAGTGCTTTTTAATGCAATCAACGGTTTGCCGGTAAAACGATGCTGCTTATTCTGCGGACACAAGCAGCTCAATTTAGACACTGTAATCGACACAACAGAATACAACGATGGAATACCGGCAGCACTGATTCAGGGCGCAGGACACATTCCGTTTGTTCAAGTTATCTGCGCTCAATGCGGATTCGTCCACCTCTTCAACGCCATCGCTTTAGGTGTGGTCGATAAAGCAACCGGAAAGATGAGGGAGGAGGAATGAACATCCCAATCGGACCAGCCGCATTCGTGTTCCGTCACAAGCGAACCGGCCAGATTGTCGTCGTACCCAACGAACGATGGCATGAATTGTACGACAAGAAGGATGACTGGGAACATACTGCGAGCGTGAATGCTTGCGGAGCTTTACAGTACATCATCGACGCCAAACCGGCTGAACGGAAACGATACATTAAGTCACTTACGGAGAAACCATGAAAAAAGAAAAGATGACGCGAGTCGTCACCATCGATACGCAGCTCCATGACGACCTCAAGGAGTTCTGCAACCGCAACGGACTGAAGATCCAATTTGTCGCTCGGGAGGCGCTAAGGAAGTACATGGAAACTCAACATACGACGCAACCGTTGACTCCCTGCGCCGCTACCGCCCAGTAGCGATTCGTACCGTGTGGTACGGACAACACCCTTCGCTCGCTATGAAGCAGTGGGCGGAGGGACAAATTTCCTAAAACTATGAATCTGAGAGACTACCAACAAAAAGCAGTCGAGTGGGCCAAAACTAGCGATGGCCTGATCATCGCACCGGCAGGGAGTGGCAAGACCTGGATTGCCGCGAGCATCATCAAACACTTCCAACATAGCTTGGGTGGGGCTAGATTTGGCTGGCTCGCTCCAACCCGCGAGACATGCCAGCAAGCGCGCACATCGCTCCGTGTTGCCGGTGTACCGGACGAGATTGTGGATATCCGTTGTCCGCATGAATCAGTGGACTTCAGCAAGAAGGACATGCTGATCGTTGACGAAGCGAAGCACAGTCCTGCCGCCGGATGGCGACGCATCATCGAATCCTGTAACGGACCGCGTTATGGCTTTGATGCGACTCCATGGTGCGACGATGAAGAACGCAACGCCGTAACACGAACGCTCTTCCGCAATCGTCAGTACGAAATCAAGCGCAGCGACATCGGCGATTCATTGGCCGACGCTTACCTCGAAATCAGCGATGCCACCGACCTCAACATCCAGCAGAAGATCGATGACAACATCGACCGACTCTTCAATGCGCGGCGTCGGTACATGCGGATAAGTGACGACGAATTGAAACGCATGTGCGCCTGGGAATCGCTCGTTGAAATCGGCATCTGCGAGAACCGCGAGCGAAATCAATACGCTATCAACTACGCGCTGGAGCATCTGGACATGCAGACGCTCATCCTTATCCCTCGCATTACGCTGGGCGAGGACTACGAAAAGCGCATTCCCGGTTCACTCCTCGTCCATTCGAAGATTGGCAAGAAGCAGCGCAAGGCGGCGATGGAGGAGTTCAAGGCTGGCAACCTGCGGACCATGATTGCCACATCACTGGCCGACGAAGGACTTGATCTTCCAAATGTCGAACTACTCATCATGGTGAGTGGCGGTCGGTCGTCGCAGAAGACGATTCAAAGGGCGAGTCGCGCATTGCGAAAAACAGATTCCAAAAACTGTGCGACAATCGTTGATTTTTCGGACAAGTTTCATCCCATCGGAGCGTTCCACGCAAAGAAGCGAATGAAATGCTACCGTGAACTAGGTTGCGTTTTCCAATGAGTGCATCAATTACAACAACGAATGAAACAGCCACGCCCACAGAGAACGTGGTTTATCTGATCGGCGAACTACGAGGCATCAGCCGTCAAACCGAAACCAAGACAGGCGCGCTTATGGTGCGCCGCGTTATATCCGTCGCTCGTCATTGGACGGATGCGGACGGCAGGTTTCACGAAGATTACGATGAATTCGAGCTGTCCTCATGGGGGCAGGTTGCCGAGAAGATTATTGAGATTCAGAACGGCGCTCTAGTGCGCGTAAAAGGCCGCGTGAAGGTCGAGAAATGGAGTGATGGCGGTGAAACCAAGAGCGCTGTGCGTATTGCGGCGGAACAAATAACGGTCCTTTGCTACTAAAATGAAATCAAACCAAACAATCGTTGCGGTCGATCCTGGTGTAGGAGGCGGATTCGCGGTCAAAACGGCTGATGAAATTCTGCTCTTTCCAATGCCCGAATCATTGCCCGATATGGCGCAACTACTAATCGGATTCAAATTAGCAGATAGCCACTTGTGGATTGAGAAGGTTCCCAAGTTCGTGTCCAAGCTGACACCCGCCGCAAGCGTTGCCACGCTCCATGAAAACTACGGCATTATCCAAGGACTGGCCTACTCTCAGGGCTATGCGCTTCACCGCGTCGAACCCAAGATCTGGCAGGAACCTCTCGGACTCGGCGGTAGAAAGGCGTGCGCCACTGGTCCTGAGTGGAAGCGAAAGCTCAAGAGCAAGGCTCAGGAACTGTACCCCCATCTGGATGTCAGTCTCAAGAACTGTGACGCCCTGCTCATTCTCCATTACGCTCAAGGAGGCGGCAGATGATTCGTAGGATGAATCGGCCACCGTCGCCTGAAGAGCTGAAGCAAATGCTCATCGCCGCATTCGCAATGGGCGTCGTCATCACCAGCGCATACTTCATTCTCTTTGTCCTCAAATGAGCCAAGAACTCGAAGACATCAAAGAAGAGCTGGCAGAGTACAAATGGATTTCCAAGGAGCTTGCGAAAGCACTTGGCTGCGGATGCACAATCGGAGGAGACTTCGACCTGTGCATCGACTGCACCGGCACACAGAAAGCATACAAACGAATACAGAAAATATATGAGCCTAAACAGTGCGAACAAAATAGTCAGAATCGCTGAAGCCGATGAATCAACGCCACGCATCGATTTCGCGTACATCGACAAGAAGTATAAGGAATGGCTTGTCCGCCGTGGATTCGCCAGCGAAGAGCAAACTGAACTCGGCATGCGACGTTCCGACGGTCGTCGCGGTCGTGCGGTCAAACGAATCAATTCCGATGAAAGCATCTGAAATATCCCGAGAACAACTCTTGAAGGAAGCTCCGCGCCTCATTGACTATGCGATTCTTCGAGGTTGGATGAGCAAGCCAGCGAAGCCAAAACGCAGCGTGGATGGCGGATGGCAAGCGGTTGGAGTCGGCCATCTCGACGACGCTTCTGAAGATGAAATACAAGAACTCAGGAAACAGCTCAGTGGAGGTTGAACTCCTGTCCGACGACGTAGAAATACGCATCGGAGAAACCAAGTGGTCAGGCGTGGCCTACATGCGCGAGGGCAAGGCCAAGATCTACGTTCGAACGAAAGCTGAATTCAAAGCTAAGTTCGTCCTGATAGATGCGAAGCCCTAAACTTTACATCGCCGCACAAGAGCAGCTCTTTGCGAAGTTTCAGTCACGCTCCATCGCCATCCAGCATTGGAGCAAATATCTGATGACTCCCAAAGAGCTTGCTCTCCTTTTCAGCAAGTTAGAGAAATCAAATTCAGTCCTCTCCGAAATCGCCAAGACTGATCTTGGTCGAAGCGGGGAGATAGCGAGAAAACAACTTGGAATCGAATGAATCAATCAAAAGTAGATCGTGCGCGCGCATGGCTGCGTAACACGCCAGGAGCCGTCTCGGGTCAGAATGGGCATGGAGCAACCTTCGCTGTGGCAACCTCGCTCATACACGGTTTTGAGCTGAATGCGGGGGATGCTGAAACGCTCATGCATGAGTACAACTCGAAATGCCTCCCACCGTGGAAGCCGAACGAATTGGCGCACAAGCTCGATCAGGCGTCCAAGGTTTCGCACGACAAGCCGCGCGGATGGCTTCTGGAATCGCATCCCAGCATCGGTCAGGGCGGCACTCCAGTATCTCCAACCGGTAAGTTCGTGGTGCGAAAGATCCAAGCAATTCCGCAATCGGACTTTCGATTTTCAACCATAGATTTCTTAAAAGCCTGCTTTGAACCAGACGAAGTTGTCTGCATTTGCAACGACATCGTCAGCGACGATGAAGGTCGGACTCGGCCAAACTCCAAGGGTACATTCCTCAAGCGCGACGAATGGATTGAGAAGCATTTCACGCCGCCAATTAGTTCCATGTGGAACGGCCCTGACAGCCGTGGCGCATACGTCCGCGTCAACCCATGCTTCGATGAGAGCGGTTCTGATTCCGGCGTGGCAGCATTCCGCCATGTCCTCGTTGAGATGGACGAGAAGACCAAGGACGAGCAATGGACGATCCTCAAGGAGTCCAAATTGCCGATGTCCGTCGTCATCGATTCCGGTGGCAAGAGTTTGCACGGCTGGGTACGAGTCGATGCAGCGAACAAGGAGGAATGGAACGAGCGTCGTGATGTCGTCTATCGCCAGTTAGAGACGCTCGGCATCGATCCGAAGAACAAGAACGCGAGCAGGTTCTCTCGTCTTGCCGGTGTAATGCGCGATGGCAAGGAGCAGAAGCTGTTGGCCATCAATGTCGGGTCGGTCAACTGGGATGCGTTTACGGACTATCTGGAGTCGCAGGACATGCCTCAGGAGTTCTCGCTCGATAGCATCATCGAGTACGACCCTAAGAATGATCCTGACAATCTGATCGGCGACAGATGGCTACGTCGCGGTTCATCGCTTCTCTTTGTAGGCCAAAGTGGTTGCGGCAAAAGCTCGATGGCCGCGTATCAGGGGATGAAGTGGGCGTCCGGTGAAGCGTGGTTCGGCGTAAAGCCTGTGCGCGCGCTGAAGGTGGCCTACATCCAAGCCGAGAACGACATTGCCGATCAGCATGACGCACTCAAAGGCGCTGCTCAGATGACGTTCGGAAAAGAGAACTGGGAGCGAGGATTGCGGAGTGTTGACATGCTCTTCTTCCGCGAAACGGTTCGCACCGGAACAGACTTCGCCACAATGCTCCGCCGTCTCGTTCGCAAGACCAAGGCTGACGTTGTTTACATCGATCCGCTGCTCTCCTACATGGGCGGCAATCCTGCTGACATTGAGGTATGCGCGAACTTCACGCGACATCTGCTCCAGCCGATTATGATGGAGACAGGCGTTGTCCTGGTGCTTGTCCATCACTTCCCAAAGCCGAAGGGCAAGGACGACAAGCCGGAGAGCGTGGCAGATTTGGCCTACTCAGGATTCGGATCATCGGACCTGACCAACTGGGCGCGCGAGGTGATTGTGATGAAGGAGGTTGGCTTCAACAATCCGCGCAAGTTCATGCTTGGCATGGCGAAACGGGCAGACCGTTCCGGCATGACAGACAAGGACGGAAAAGTCACCGGATCGATTATGATCCAGCGTGGAACAGGCGGCGACATCTCATGGAACTACGCGGAGCCTGAGAAGTTCGTCGTTGATAAGGAGTCGGCGAAAAAGCCGTACTCCAAAGGACGATATCCTAAGCGTTAGCCTTCTCACGCATGGCGCGGCGACGGCCTTTCGCGGCGAGCGATTGGAACTTCGCCTTGCCGAGCTTCTTACGTCCGATGTAAGCGGCGAGAGCGCCAGGATCTTTCACGCCTTTCTTCTCAAGCTCGCCAACGAGCTTCTCGTAACGTCCGCCACCACCAAGTTTCATCTTGTCCATAAATTTACCAGAGGTTTTTGCAGGCCCAGTAACGAGCCGTGGTTTTATCTTTTGCTGTCTCGCAGTTGTGCCGCGAGCGAAAATTTGAGCGTCGAGCGTTGTTCTTGTGCTTGGTGAAATCGGAATACCGAACATCACCGAAATGCACAACAACCACGTTCCCTTTCGAATTCTTGACGAAGACACTTTTCTTCTTCGGATACGGAGTAACACCCTCGATTTTTCGAGGTGAATTGAGCGTCACCTTACGACCCTTGTAGGTGTTACCCTTTTTGGAGAGGGAGGTTTTCATTAGAATCTAGGCCGAGCAGGAACGCCAAGCGTATCGTCAAAAACACCACGCTTATCTTCAGGCAAGCTGGCCTTAGCCTCCTCTGACTTTTTGTTCAGATTGTCCCATTCCCTGTTGAACTGAAGCAAAGACATGTTTGAAGCCTTTGCAAGAGCCTCGGCCTGAGGAAGTGTCAGGTTTGGTTTAAGACCAGCAAAGGTTTGAGGTAGTCGAACCGCGCTGCTCAAAAAGTTTTGAACGGTAGGGCTTCCGACCAAAGCATCAACAACCCACCTAGCGCGAGTGGCTCGCATGACAGAATTGGCCAACTGATCAGGCTGAAGTCGGCCACCTTGAGCAGTCAGATTTCTAGCGCGATTCCACTGCATGTAATCATTGATCATGTTGAAGTCGTTAGGCTCCAGAACATCACGAATGATCTGCATGCGATTCGGATCTTGAACGATGTCATCAAGATTCTGAATTCCACGCCTGAGATTGGCAGGCCCAGTTTCAGAAACGTGATTCAGAACCGCAACCGCTGCATTGGCTCTTACTGCATCACGAGTCGCCGGATTGAGTTGGTTCAACGCATTCTGAACAACCTGCGGATTTTCAGATCGGAACACGAAATCCCTGACAAACTGAGACGGATCGACATCTGGATTGAGCTGGTTCCGCTGAACTCGACGAGTCGTGGCGTTGAAAAACTCTTCAGCCCTGTCTCTGGCCTGCCTCGCAAGATTGGCAACCGTGTTGCGAAGAGTTGGCGATGCGATGTTTCCGATGTTGTCGGTGATTTCCGTCAGCGCCTGCGGATTGATTCCAGTGGCAACCGGAATTGACATGCCAACATTTTGAACGCGAACGGCATCGTTCAGAATTGATTGAAGCCTGTTTGCGTTAGCTTCGCTGCCAGTAACAATGTTTCTGACCGCTTGCGGAAGCTCTCTGAAGTTGTTCGAAAAAGAGGAAAGGCTTTCTGTTGGAACTCCACCGATGTCAACCGTCCCGGTTCCACGCAGAGAGTCTATGAATCCCCTGCGAATTTGATCGAACTGGATTCTTCCCTGAGCGGTTTGGGTCAGCAGATTTCGAATAGATTCAAATCCAGCCGGTGAACTAGCCAGATCTGAGAAAAACTGCTCGGTGTTTTGATATCCACCATCTCTCGCTGGAATGGTTGCCCTTCTGATGATCGGGTTATCTTGAAGAAGATTAAACCTGTTCTCGGCAACTCCCTGAGCAGCAACAACTTCGTTTTCAATTCCAAGCCTTCTGGCTGAAGCGAGTTCCTCTTGCTTCAGTGCTGACCGAAGCCGACGAAGTTGATTCTGGGCAACGCCTGGGGCGAATTCGTCAAAATAATGAATGAGCCTGTCAACGGATTGTCGAAGGCCGACCATTTGCTCGAACGTCTGTGGGCTTCTGGCGACATCAAGCAATGCCCTAGCCCTTGACGACGCCTCGTTAAAAAACTGAGAAGGTATGCGCTCTACAGTGGTTGTCGGTGTACCGCCAATGATTACAGATGGAGTGGTCGTAACCCGCTCCTCCGTGGCCAACGTGGAGAGGATGTCGTTGATTGTGTCAGACAGATTTTGACTTGGAACAACTGGAACTTCAGGTTGGCCACCAAGCCTCGCTTCCCTAGCCGATCTTGCAGCGTTGTAGGCACTGTCAACAGCACCGCTCAATCGCTGCTCTTCACCCCTGATAAATCCGACAGAATTGTTCGCCGCGTCCTGAAGCGACGCAGCCCTGGGAGAGCGTGGAAGAATACTTCCGATAACGCCCTCAACCTCTCCAACGGCTTGTCCACCAGCTCCAGCAGCACCTCCTCGTAAAGCCTGCCTTGATGCAGCTTCAGCGGCCAGAACCTCTTGTTGAGCAGCTTGAGCGGTTGCTCCTACCTGTTGAGGCGGAATACCAAGCTGACCTCGAATTCGTTCTGGAAGAGCTTGCTGGGCGGCAAGTCCGCTTGATCCAGGACCAAAAGTTCCCGGAACATTTCGGCCAGTTTGCTGAGTGGCAGTCAACGGAGCTGTTCCAGGGCCAAGCGTTTCTTCAAGCCTTTGCCCAGCTTGACGACCCTGCTGAGCGATTTGCTCTTCCGTGGTTAGCTGTCGGGCGGGTCGAGCAAGCGCACCAGTTGCACCTCCGGTTACAGCACCAAAAAGAGCGGGAAGAGAAATCTCGCTGCCAATTTCTTCAAACGTAGGAAGACGACCTTGATCGATGTATTTTTGAAGAACATCGCCAAATGCAGCGGTTACAGCGTTGATTCCAGCTTGAACTGAACCTTGAGCAAGTCCGGCGGCTACAGGTCCGGCAGTTCCTTGAAATGGACGAAGGATGGGAGTAGCGGCAACGACTGCCCCTTTCGCTACTTCACCAAGTTGGAATTTTTCTTTTTGTCCAGATTGGACCTCTATCGCCTGTTTAACAGCCTGACCAGTCGCTCCTGCTGTAGCCATTGCCGCTGCGGTAGGAATAGCACCAAGACCGCCAGTCATCAATCCCGCGACAGCGGGAGGAATCAACTCTGCACCTCTGGTAAAACCCTTCAATTGACCGCGAGCTTCAGCAGCACCTAACGGAGTAAGCTCTCCAGAAGGAGCAATTCTCGCTTCTGTTCCTTCCATGAATGGAGCCACTTGTCCTGACGGTTCAGCCATGCCAGCAAATGCACCAGCAAACCGCTCAAACATTCCAACCTTGCCTGCATCCTGAACCGCCTGATTCAACTGAGCAGTCGATCCGACAGCGGCAGCAGCTTCAACCTGCGGAACAGAGGGCTGGTTTGGAACGGCATTGCTAGACGTCATTCGTCGAGCGACTTCAGCTTTCAGTGTCTGAAGAAGCTCTGATTCTTGTTGTGAAAGTGGCATAGATTATTGCTTGGCTTCCAACTGCTGAATCAATCTCTGCATATCTTCAAGACTCATCGAGTCGGTCGATATCTCCGTAGATTGGAACGAAACACCGGGAGCGGAGTATGCAGCAGTAGTTCGCGTTCCAAACGGAGTCGTAGACCAACGCTCGTAGAATGACGGAAGAGCCTTGTCGATGTTTCTCCCAATGGTTCCACGCGCACTCCGTTCAATTCGATTCCTGAATCGATCAAGTTTGATGAGCGAGTTTTTGTCGAAAGATCCGCCGATTTCCTGAGCGATTCGCTTTCCTTCGCTCTCGGTGACGTTTAAGCCTGAAGTGGTTCTTGCGGTACGATTGACAACCCCCATGAAGTCGGCCAGCAATCCTAGCGCCTCCTGCTTCATTGGATCTTTTTCCGTTTCAATCAACGACCGAATCTTGACTTCAGTGGCAGGAATCGCCCCAAGGAAGTCAGTGAACTTTTTGCCGGGATACTGCTTCTCAAACGCGGCGATTCCGTCTTGAAGAGAGTCAATCGTTTCCATGACGGCAAACTCGTCCTCCAGCTTTGTGGCCGTCTTAGCTTCAAGCGGCTTGAGACGTCCACCTCCGCCAATAAATGTCTGCCTCAGTTCAGCTTCCTTGACTGGCGTAAGCTCTTGTCCAGAAGCTGCTGCCTTAGCCTTAGCAGCTTCAATAAACAGATCAGTATTCTTGCCGACTGATCCGGTCTTTGATTTTTCGAAACTTTCGGCAGCAAGAAGAGCTTGAGGAGCAATTTCTTGAGGAATCTGCCCAGAGTCGATCATGCTCTGAACGGTGTTTTTTCCAAGACGCCCCAAAGTTCCAAGTTTCGACGCTTTCCCAAGCTGCTCTTCTTCTGTGCGCTTTTTAGAAATTAACGCATCATCAATGACGTAATTTCCATCAGCGGTGCGAGTTAATGCGCCGTATTTTCGAGCTTCATCAATTCGTTTGCCCTCAAGCTGATCAGTAAAAGCGGCAAGTTTTGCCTGCTTTTTAATCAGTTCAGCGCGAGCAGAATACGGCTCAAGGCCGTTAATGAGTCGAGTAGCCTCCTGATTGAACTGCTTTGATTTGAACCGAGGAAGCGCAGGCATGGCGGCACCCTCTGTCGAGCTGTTCAAAAAATCTGAAACTTGCTGGTTGAAGTTCTGAAAAGCCTCATATTCCTGATTCTGCGCCTCTGACTCTGTGAGCGCATCAGCATACGCCTTCGACTGAATCTTATTCTGAAGATCCGCCTGACGCTGGCGCATGATCTGATCAGCAGTCTGCATCTGGAACTGCTCCATCATCCGCTTCTGCGTCTGCGCGCGGTCGTAGAGGCTTGCGCCTAGCTGAAACGCTTGAAGAGATTGGTCGGCCATAAGATTTAGAGTCCGAAGTTGGACGAGCTGTATTCTGGGAATAGGCTGGTAGATTGCGGCCCTATTTCAGAGGTATTTGTTCTCGGAAAAGAATAAAGCTCAGGATCGTTCTGGGGATTGTAAGACGACCTTGGGCTTCCCTGCATCCCCATCAACCCACGCTGTGTGTACGCGCCACCAGCGAATCCGCCAGCAGACGAAATCGCGCTTCCGATAGCAGCCATCGTAGGATCAGGCATCGCAGCCACTTGAGCAGCTTGCAAGTCACGATTGTACTGCTGCTGATTTTGCTGCTGCAAAGCTCCGATTCGCTGAGACGGAGTGATAAACATGCTACTCACCGAGAACGGTTGAGCCATTCCAAACGCCCGTTGTTGCTGGATGAAGTTCTGAGCTTGCGCCAGACCTTGGTTCTGGATCTGCATCGATGTCAGACCAAAGTCGCGAGCTGACAATGCTCGGCCCATTCCGCTTCCAGCGCCAAACCCTCCGCCAAGCGCGCGTCCAGCGGCGGAGCGTTGAAGCTGAGATGCAACATCTTGAGAAACCTCGCCGCGCAAAGCTGACCCAATGTTCTTACCAGCCTGTTGAATCAACTGGTCATAGCCAGGAATTGCGCGACGAAGCTGCGCCTCAAGCTGAGACTGCTCAGCGGCGGTCGTCTTTTGAGCGAGTTCCGTGGCAGGTTGAAGCGCTTCGATGTTCTGCTGAATCGCTTGCTTCTGCTCAGCTTGAAAATCAATCGGCTTAAATGCTGGAACTTTTGGCTTGCTGCCCTTGCTCAGCAATCCGCCAAGCAAGCTCGTTCCGCCAAGGATTGCCGCACCACCTAGAATAGCTCCCATAAATTAAAATACCTCCTTCACAAGACGATTGCCGTTCTCAATCGAGAACACCTTCTCAGGTTCGTGACGTTGGATGTTCATGGTTACCAAACGTGCAGCTTTTTCCTCTGGAAAAGCTCGCTCGTTCTGGAAGCAATGAACCCACACCCGCCGCAAAGTATCCACCTTAAAAAGCTCGTTCTCCTCGATTGTCATCACGCCGTGCAAAGATGCCCATGCATCCGCGTACTCACGAAGCGCTTGAAC